ATAAAATCATTATGGGGTAAGACTCAAGTAGTTAAAAAACAATCGGATTTCGCCAATTTTGATATCAGAATGTTCGGAAAAACCAAACGATAATTCATTGTTTTTCTTCTATTTTCTTCTATTTTTTCGACTTCTTTTTCCTCCAGCACTTTGTTTTGGTAGTGTTATGTTTGGATATGATTCTAATAAACTATTAAATTCGTCGTCAAATAATTGTTCGATTTTCGCATTATATGCGTTTTTAAATGCATCTGCATCTTCTTGTGTAAATGATATATTATAGCTACCTAAACTCGCAGCAACTGGAGGTTTAGTTGTTTCTGTATTTTTATCCCATATCGTATCTATATCTTTAATCTCATATCTTCTATCTTTTTCCGCACCTTTCTTAGTTTCTTGAAATGCTTCATTTGCTGCTGTTTCTTTAATTTTATTTTTAATTACTGCATCATATGTTGTATGAAGCTCTTGTTCTTTTGCTTCTATAATAGCTAACGCTTTGTTAATTTTGTTTATTTCGTTATTTATCTTGTCTTGTATATCTTTTTCTTCAGAAAACTGTTTTAATTCATCCATTTTATTATTTAATTTATCCTGTAATATTATTTTTGTTTTTACAAAGTTTGACTTAGATATCAATGTTGATAAATTCTTATCTATATCTGTCATCAATACATTGTCTGCTAATATATCTATCCCTCTGCTTCCTTCATTATTTATTATATTTATATTTTGTATTTTTACTGCATCAGCTTTGCCTGTGGTTATTTTATTAAATATGAATTCTAACATTTTTGGGTCTGTATTCATTCCTGCATAATGTAGTGCAACATTTCCCTGGTCATCTGGTTTATTAAAATCGTATTTATCAGCTGTAACAATTCCTATAAAATTATTTAAGTTATCAAGACTTCCATCTTTAATTATAGCAAATAACAGTTTTTGTGCATCGTCATTTCCTAAACTGTCAGCACTAGAAATTTGTGGTCCAAAGTCTACTCGTTTATTTGCTTCATTAACACTGCTTGCTGATTTTCTTTTGTTCAATTCTATCTTTATTTGACTTATTCCTTGATTATCTTTGAATTCCGTGGCATATTTTAATAATAAATTTAAAACTTCGGAATTTAGTTGTGGTATTATTGGTTTCTTGTTAGGTTCATCTTTCCATTTAAGTTTACTATATTCTTCTGGCTTCATTGGGTTTGGGTTTTCTTTATCATCAAATTTGGCAAACGATGCTATTGTTAACGATTTAGGATTTGTGATTAATATAGTATTTATTGCTGCAGTTCTACCAATCATTTCATACATCGAAGACATCGACGGAATTGAAGACATCGAAGGAATTGAAGATATCAAAGGCATACTGAAACCGCCCTTTGTTAAATTTTTTCTAAAGGTTTTTCTACCAAAGTTTTTAACATTTTTTTTACTTGTTTTTTTAGAACGAGACATTCTATATATTAAAGTAATATTTTTTATACTTCTTTTTTATCTTTATAATACAAATGGTTGTACAAAGTAAAAAAAATAACAATAAAAACAGAAAAACTAAAAAAAATTTCAACAAAATGAATTGTAATCCCAACGTCGAAGGGAAAACCGTGAATAAGTTTAGCTGTTTAACCCCCGACGTTCTTACTAAAATCAAAACCGCCTTCAATAAACATCACCCCGCCGAACCTATTTTAGAAACCGACTATAATTTATTATGGGTCGAATTAAAAAACCGCTTAAATAATTGTGCTAAAGAAGATTGTTGGCTAAAACAAATCGAAGACCCACAATTACGCACCCATATCGATAAAATGACTTTTGCCCCCGACCATCCACCTGAATGGAAAAAAATCCCGAATGCTTGGCTTACCAATGTGGATATATTCGAAGTTCTCAAACAATATCAAGATAAGTATAAAGAATTTAAAATTATTGGCCCTACTCCTATCGACTTTGATACCCGTGTTCCCGATGAAAATGGTGAATGTGTATGGGAAGAACTTTGTACTTTTTCTTTAGAAAAACAGGTAAAAGAAGGTATTACGAAAATTGGAGTGGTTTTTAATTTAGATAAACATAATCAAGGAGGTTCTCATTGGGTTTCTCTATTCATTGATTTAGAAGATTCGTTTTTATTCTTTTTTGATAGTAATGGTAATAAGATTCCTAGACGTATTAATAAACTCGTTCAGCGTATTGTGGAACAAGGTTCTCAATTAGAAACCCCTATTCAATTCGAATTTTATGAAAACCATCCTTTCGAACACCAACGTCAAAATACCGAATGTGGTATGTATTCCTTATTTTTTATTATTTCTATGCTTACTCATAAAGTGGGTTCTCGTAAATTTAAACATTTCAAAGATAAAATTACCTTCTTTAAGAAAAAACGTATTCCCGATGAAGATATGTTAAAATATAGGAAAAAGTTATTCAATGGCGGAGAAGAATAAAGCTAGAACGAAGATAAATGGTTTGGAAAATATTTTTTTATCATTATATTATAATAATGAGTGAATTTATAAATAATACCAAAGAAAATAATAGTAATATTTTAAATAAAACAGATATATCAAGTTCTCTTAATACTGATGCAAATCTAACGAACATACCTAATACGATATCGCCAAAAACTACTAAAACAAACCACAATGTAATATATAAAGTATTCCCTGGTAGTTATCCAAATAATAGAAGTCGTTATGCGGGTAAAGAATATATTCGGTTATTAAAAGACCAATCGTTTATGGATAATTTTGATGATGCAGATTTTTATATGAATGCTTTGTTCAAAAATATTATAAATGACCTCATTGATGAAAAATCTAATAATAAAAAAACACCTCGCTCTATCCTACCGTATTTCAAAAAAGTTATTAAGTTCGACCCATTTGTCTATAAAAAAAATGTAGATAAAAATGAATCTATAAATATTAATACCAATCTACCAATATCAGAAGGATATCCATCCATCGGAGGTAAACTATCAAAAAAACATAGGTTCTCAAAACGAAACAAAAAACAGAAAAGGAGAACTTATAAGAAAAAGAAATAAAGTTATATAAATATATTATCGTATTCAATATTATATTTATTACAAAATGTCCTTATTCATTCATTCCGAAAATCAAAAATTATTATGGAATATTATAAATAAAACCGAACATTTTCAACGTTTCTTTCATCCAGGTTCTCAATTCGACCCCAATCTTTGGTTTAGAAATATCATTCAATCTTTCTACCAACAAAATCAATCTAGAATTAACAATTCCGCTGAATTAAACCAACTTAACAGAATCGTTATCACTCATATGGTGGAAAATTTAAAAGGAAAATTAGAAATTCGAGAACCTTCCACTATAAATCATAATTCGATAGGTTCTCAATTTACTCGAAATTCTTATGTTGAATCCAAAGAAGAAATATATAATCGACAATTCAAAGAACGACAACAACAATATAATTCTTTATTAGAAAAACCCAAACCTCCTATTGTAAATTTCGGTGATACCATCAAAGATGAAGTCATTTCCAATATGGATGAGGTGATGAAGGCTCATATGAAGCAACGCGAAGAAGAATTACAGAGTTTGGTTCCCAATAAAGGATTAGTGATAGATAAACAAAATGATATTGATATCCATAATACGATTCTTACAATTGAATCGAATGATGAAAAAACGAAGAAATCCGTAACTTGGGCAGAAACAAGTTCTCAATCAAATTCGGAAATTATAGAATTAAAAGCTCAGGTTCTCCAACTTAAAACAAAATTCGAAAAATTTGAACAAGATATTCAAAAGATTTTTCAACTATTACAACCTCCGAATGTCATTCAACAAGAAGATGAAGAAGTTACCAAGGAGAACATTTTTACCAAAATTGCCGAAATCTGATTTTCATAGGGTTATATAAAAGTATTTATTTTATTAAATACTTCTATCTCAAAATGTCGAATTATCTACATTATAGTAGAGTGTTTTTATAAATAAAATTATAAAAAGTTATATCATACCCAAAAAAAATTCCCAAAAAAAAGTCAGGGGGGTCATGCAAAAAAGGACATTTATAAATGTCCAATTTTTCAAAATCCTTTTACACCCTTGAAGATTTAAAATGGGACAAACCCCACTAAAAATCAAAAAGGTTTGCTCTTCACAGAGCGTGTAAATTTTGGTTTTGGTAATTCGTCTAAACTACCTGATGATTTATTGCTTCTTGATAAATAATTTGGTCTTGCTTTATTATTTATCGCATTATAAGCAATCTTATAGATATTCGTTGCTCCATTAACATCTCTATTCCAATAACCGCATCCGTTCTTACAACAAATCAGTCCGTGGATTAAGACATTACCGCTTCTATATGGTTTTGGATTTTCTCTAACCATAGTCTTTTTACAAATACCTATTTCACATTTGGAACACATACAACTCGTTCTAAATTCATCAACCAAATAAGTTTGAAAACCTGCTTTTCTAAATAATGTTCGCATTCCTTTTCCTTTGGTTGCTTCTTTATACTTCATTTGTTTTTTTTGTTCGTAATCACCAAAACAAACTATTACATCTTTTTCATTTCCAAATATGCGTTTGAAGTTATTTAACATTTTTTGTTCGCTTCTTTTTGTGTTTCTATAACTTTGTAAGCGTAATTTCCTAAAAATGTATTTTTCATAAAAGCTAAATAACATTCCGTTTATTTCACTCTTTTTTTGGATATATTCCTTAAATTTTGATATGTTAAGTGATTTTCTATTTAGTTTGGATAATTCTGTTTCCCATTCTATAATTGTTTTTCCATGTATTTTTTCCTTTTTCAATTCCAATTGAATTTTTTAATATTTCTTCTTCTTTGTTTCTTTTCTTCGTTGGTCTTGTGAATAACGAAATTTATTTGCTTCTTTATTATAATCATCAACACAATAAATTAAATCACATTTTCCAGGGTCTATTGCTACAATCTTTTTGTTTTGTATTTGTGAATAATCATTTACTTCATCAATATATGTTTCAGTTGATAAACCTTTTTTCATGATAGGTAATTTCTTACCAATCAAATCTTTACGCAATAATAACAAAGAACAGCTTACTCCGTCTGTTTCTATCATATGGTGAAATTCATAATATTTTTTATGAAACATTTTTCTTTCTCTTCTAAAAAAGAATTCCCATATTTTATCTTCTTTGCGTTTTAAGTTGCCTTTTGTTAAATAATTACTTTTGTTTCCTTGTTTTTTTGTCATAAGCAAATGAACTAATGTAGTCGTGTCTATTCTAATATGTTTTGGTATTACTTCACTTCTCATAGGAAATACATTATAAATAGTTTGTTCTTCTTTTTCAATTTGTTTCATCATAAAAATCATACAAGAAAAATAATCAAATGGGCTACACATTAAGTCATATACAATATTATTCTTCTTATAACTTTGTTTGTTAGGTGTAATGATTTGTTTTTCTTGATTAATCCATTTATGATACATAGAATGAGATTTATAATTAACATTTTCTATATTCAATAAATCTGTTTTTATTTTGTGTAGTTGATTACATAAATTATTTACTCTTTGTTCTTTTGCTTTTTGTGTAATATTCAACTTTCTTATTTTATTCATAATAAATTTCTTTTTCCAAACAACATTTACATATCTTTCAATATATTCTACATAATGTAATTTAATATTGTTCTCATACATCGTAAGAATATCAATTGTAAGATAATCTAATATAGTATTCATATGGGTATAATCTAAATTTTCATTTTGAATAAGTGGTTGAAAATCTGTTTTGTAAAAAGTAGTTAGTTTATCTTTGAGTTCTTTAATTTCTTTCTTTGGTGGTCTTCCAGATGCTTTTTCATTACATAAGATTTTCATACAAGAGTTAATAAAATCATCATTAATAACAGGTAATGAATTATTCTTATCATAATGGTCTAATAAAAAAAGTTTTATAAACATCATAGTTTGAATAACAATTTTATTACACTTAATCACAGCATTAGTAATTTTAGGTAAATTAATATCAGGATGTTTCAAGACACTTTTCAAAGATGTTTTAATTCCTTTGAAAAAGTCGGTTGGTGGATTTACTTCTTTTTCCATCCCTTATAATATTCCTTAATATTTTTATTTTAAGTAGTTTTCCAATAAATTAATATATTTTATAAAAAATTGAAACAAAATAATATAAAATCTATTTTACAATATAAATCAAAATGGAACATTCACTAATTGATTTAATTGATTTGAATAGAGAAATTGTATTAGATGATTATCAAAGTGCTTCAAAAAAAAATAAGGAATTATTTATTACTGGTGATGTAAAGGCAAGTAGTGAATATATATTTCCTAATCAAAAAGAAGATGCTGCCGTAATATGTAATAAATTTTACGAAACGCATATAAGAGTTATTAGTATTGTAAAGAGAACAAAAGTAGGCATGGATGGACTTATGATTGAAATAGCAAAAAATATGACTACACATCCTGATAATGATTTTGTTTTACATAGAAATAATATATTCTTTATTACTGCGATGAGTAATATATCTTGGGAAGATGATATGAAAGATAAAATACCATCATGTTTCAAAGATAATGTATATCATCATGGTAAATTACAGAGATTAAAAACTAAATTAAAAAATATAAAAAATGCTATAATCATAAATGATGAAATTGATAGTGGTGATAAAGAAGACCAAAAATTACATCTAATATTGAAGGAAAGTGGTATATTAGATATGAAATACATGGAAGAAAATAATATTCGTTTTGTATTTGTTTCTGCTACGATGATAAATGAGTTGCGTGATTTATACAAATGGGGAAATAAACATTATACACATTATATGACTATACCAGATATTTATATAGGACATAAAGAATTTTTAGAACTTGGTATTATTCAAGAATATTATCCAATTAATGATGATGAAACTGCTGAAAAATGGGTTCAAGAAGACATTTTACAAAATTATGCTTCAGATTATAGGGTTCATATTATTAGAACTGATGAAAAAAATAAAGATTTCATATTTAATGCTTGTATAAGAAATAACATAGATTTTAAAAACCACGCATCAGATGACAGAATAAGTTATGAAGAATTGGCAGATATATTTAATAATATTTCAAAGCATTTAGTTATAGCAGTTAAAGGATTTTATCGTCGCGCTAATTTAATTCCGAATGAATGGAAAAAGAAAATAGGTGCTACACATGAAAGATATGTAAAAAAATACGACACAAACGTCCAAGTTCAAGGATTGCCTGGTAGAATGAGTGGTTATTGGAAAGAAGAATTATTAAACGGACATAAAACAGGACCACATAGAACATCTATAGATGCTATAAATGAATATGAAGAATTCTATAAAAATCCTTTTGGAAAAATAAAGTATAACACAACAGGTTCAAAAAAATTATTTGTAAATCCAAAACATATTCAAAATTTGGAATACATAAATCATAATGAAAACAAGGTTAATGAAGACACTTATCGAATATATGATAATGAAGATATAGTAAAAAAAGTATGTAAAATTCTTGGTTATGACTACAGAACAACTAAAAATAATTTGGAAGGATTTAAGGAAACATCATTAAATCGTAAAAAAGAAGTAGTTTCATTAACAAATGCTATATCTAAAGTTCCTACAGCATACGGCACTAATAATGGAGTAAAAACTTGGAGAACATACTACCCTTGTTATGTAGATATTACAAATAATGAAACATTAAGATTTGTAGTAATAATCAGACCCGAAACCGACATAAATAAAGTTAAAAATGAAATAGATAATGTTTATCCATCAATTCAAATTTAATTTTGTAAAAATATATTTTTGAGTTCTTAAATATTTATTTTCCTTTTCATCAAAAAATCTGTATTCTTTACTTTCCAATTTATATTTTTCTTTCGTTAAATGCTTTATTATTGACAACCAAGGTCTTTTTATTTTGTTTGGTTCTCCAACTGCCTTAATTCCATTAAAACTATAATATTTTCTTATTTCTGGAATTAATTCCATTATTTTTTTTTGCTTATCATTATCTTCATCTAAATCACATAAATTAATTATATTATTATTTTCTAAATCTAATATCTTCACAATTTTATCAACTATTTCTTCTTGCTCTTTTTTATACAATTCGCTTTTGAGACGCATCACAATATACTTAAAATAATAAATAACTTTTAAGTATGTTCTTTATAATTTTTTATAAATTTTTAATTTTTTTCGTCTTGTTGATGGTTTCCTTTTTAACTCATACCCTTCTTTCAAATTATAAGCATATTCAAAATAATTTTTATAGTTTTCCTTTTTAACCTTTTCAATAGCTTTATCTACATTATTTTCTAATTGTTGATAATTTCCAACATTCCTATCTTTTTTCATGTAAGTTTTTATTTGGTTAAAATATGCTTCAATTGGTAAATTACTACGAGGTGTATATGGAACGGCAAATAAATAATGATTTCCACTTTTTGTTATGGCATTTTTAATTAACTCGTTATTATGACTTCCAGCATTATCTAAAATAATAAGATGGTCTTTATATTTTGAAAATACATATTTTTCTAAAAACTCTAATAACCTTTCTTTTGTCATACCACCTTTTTCATATAATTCTTTTCCAACGCATTTTGAATTACTTATTACTACCAATAAAGTAAATTTACGAAATATAAATTGATTTGATGTTTTTATTACGCATCTTCTACCTAATTCACATCTACTATAAGTTGGTTTCAAAGCAGAACCTACACTTGTTTCATCTAAACAAATAATTTTATTCATAGGAAATTGTTTAACCCTATTATAAAATTTATTCAACTCATTTTGTTTCTCAATTGGTTTCTTATATCTTTCTTTTGGGAAATGTTCGTGTCTTGTTCGTTTTCTTGTTTTATTATTATCTCTAATAACTTGTCCTAAATGTTGAGGTGTAATATCAAATGTAGGATATTTCTTTTTCATATCAATCGCCAATTCATTCATAGTAAGTTGTTCGTTTTGTTTTAATAATTCTAACGCAGTTTTCACTTGCGGTTTAGTAATTTTATAAGATACAGATTTTCTATTTCTTCTTGTAAGATTTTTAGAAGTTTTATATCTTTGTATCCATCTTTGTAATGTAGATTTCTTACAATCAAAGATTTTACAAGTTTTTCTAATATTATCTTTGCTATTAAAATAATAATTAACAGCAGAAATTTTATAATCTTCGCTCTTATGTGTCATACTTATAATAAAAAAAGAATAAATATTGATTGATTATTTGTCCCATTTTAAATCTTCAAGGGTGTAAAGAATTTTGTAAAAAAATTCAAAAAGTCGATTGAAAGCATAA